TCATGGGCGGATGTTTCCATACTGCGGTATTGGAACCCATGAAGCTCGATGAGGAGTTTGGGGAAAAACCTGCGGAGATTGACGGGTATGGTCCGAGAACAAACGCATACAAGGAAGCGTTTAAGGAGATGGAAAACGAGTATGCTAATAAGCAATGGCTCAGTCCTTCGGACTTTAACACCTGTATGGAGATGGCGGGAGCCGCATTGGACAATCCTATCCTTAAAGATTACATGAGTGACCTGGACACGATCATCGAGGGAACCGGTTACTTTGATTTCGAAGGTGCGGATTGCAAGGTAAGGCCCGATATATATGTACCCGGCGCGGAGGTGGTGATTGATTTAAAATCGACACAGGATGCGAGTGAAAAAGGATTTGCTCGGTCTATTCGAAAGTTTGGCTATGACTTCCAAGCGTGTTGGTACCTGGAGGGATTAAAGCGTATGGGGTACAACCCAAAGACCTTTATCTTTGTGGCGGTGGAGAAGGCCCCACCATACGCAAATGCCTGTTACACTCTTTCCGCTTACGACATTGCCCGTCAGATGGAGCCAATGCGCAGAGCGTGCAGAATATGGAAGGAGTGCATTGATACCGATGTATGGCCTGGGTATGCGGATGAGTTAAAGACTCTTGATCTTACCAATGATTGGCATCGTCTCTCCATGCAGGAGGTGGCTAAGAAGTTCAATGTTGGGCGGCATTTCGTGTACAAGATTGTGGAGAAGTATGCGATTGAAACAAAATATATAGCAAACAAAAGAACCGTGGATCTCAATGACTTCGCTATGGCGTTGAAGTGGGATGCGGAAGGGAAGGAAGTAGCATGAACAAAGCAGAGAAGATAGAAAGAATGAGGAAGGGTATTGAGTTCACAAAACAACATATCGATAACTCAAACTTCACAGGTGCGGTGGTAGTAGGAATGGCGGTCCTCGAACAAATGTTAGCCCTTATAGAGGGTGAAGACTTAGACGCTGTTAGCAACCCCGATGTATTAATAACAACAGAAGTGGATTGCTCTGATGGCGAAGATAAATAGTCGAGCTAAAGGTGCCAGGTACGAGCGAGAACTTGCCCGCTACCTATCGGAAAACGGATTCCCTGGCTCTCGGAGAGGACAGCAATTCTCCGGGGGTTCAGAATCTCCCGATGTGGTGAGCAGTTTTCCGTTTCATATCGAGGCAAAGAATGTGCAGGCATTGAATCTCTATAGTGCCATGACGCAAAGCATTCGGGACGCTGGGGACAAACCTCCCTGCGTCATCCATAAGAAGAACCATTCTGAGAGTATGTTCACCTGTCGATTAAGCGATTTGGTTGCTCTCTTAAACGAAAAATCATGGGAGGAAAAGCAATGAAAACCTATATAGAATACATCCTTTTTGCTATGTTGTTTCTTGCCGCAACCGTGACTTTTATGTGGTTACTCTTATCGGTATTTGCCGCCATGATGGGAGGTCAATCATGAGTGAAAATTCCCAAGAAAAAGTGGAGGTAAGGCTCAAGTTTCCCAAATGGATAAGTGATGCATTGAAGCAGTATTGTGATACTTTTGGAGCAACCCCCGTTTCCACTATAACTCCACTCCTGGTGGAGTATCTGTGGCATCCCTCGCGCGTACGCGTCATTCCTCCGGAATGTAATTTAAATATATATAGTGCAGTTTCCACTAATCGTGGCACATCAAAGAAGAAAAAAGGCACTCGTATATCCGAGGACTTTTCTCCACCTCGTAGCATCGCTGAAAGCGAAGGTCTCGATTACGATTTAGCTCTTAGCTATTTCATGGATTGGGCGAAAGGGAAGGGACACACCCAGGCGGATTGGAACGCTACCTTTCGTAACGCTTGTCGCGGTTGGATAAAAGAGCGATTACCCAAAAAGCAGAAACAACCCAAGGAGATTGTCCTCTAATGGATTATCTCGTTTCTGAACAAGCAGTCTTAGCCGCCTGCCTCGCGGACGATACAGGCCGATCTTCGGCCATCGCCGTCGAGCGCCTAACCGCTGATGACTTCACCAACCCTGCCTATCAGCAAATATTCTCCCTCATCGCATCTTCCTCTGAACATCTCAATGAGGTGGATGTGGCGATTGAGTTACCCGAATATAAGCTGGAAGCGATGGACCTCATTGACCTTCATGGCGGTGGACGGGTGGACCGCTACATTGAGCAGGTGGAGAATACCCGCAACCGCAGGACCGCAGAATCCGCCATCCATCATAGCCTTGATTTACTCAACCAAGGAAAGACGGCGGAGGAAATCGCTTCCACCTTTAACGCCAAGGTGGCAAAGGCATTAACCAAGGGAACCGGTCAGGTGAAGATTGGGCAGGCCGCGAATGAGGCATATTCCGAGTTCTTAGCCATTGATGCAGGTGACTCCCCCGCAATAAGCACATCTTTCTCAAAAGTAGACTACGCCCTAAGCGGAGGCTTTCAACCTGGTAAGCTTTACATCTTAGCCGCTAGGCCCGGAATCGGAAAGTCCGCCCTGGCGATACATTTCTCCCATGAAATCGCCAAGCGTGGATACCGTGTAGCCTACGCCTCCCTCGAAATGAGTGCCAGCGAATGTGCGGGGCGATTGCTCTCCCGCGAAAGCGGGGTTTCTCGCCCGCGCCAAAAGGGGGACCTTCTCCCCACCCATCGCGGTAAACTTGAAGACGCAAAGAACCGTATGAAGCAATGGCCCATCACCTTCAAGGATGATGCGGAGGCTACCCTTGACTCCTTCCGCGCCTTTCTCCTTCAAGAGCGGGCAAAGGGAGAGATTGGCCTCGCAGTCATTGACTACCTTCAGCTTCTCTCCGCCCCAGGGCATGACTCCCGCGTTCAAGAGGTGAGCCACATATCTCGCAACCTTAAACAGATGAGCCTTGAGCTTGAGATCCCCATCCTCGCCCTTTCTCAATTAAACCGGGCGTTGGAAACACAAAACCGCAAACCCATGCTTTCCGATCTCCGTGAGAGCGGGTCCATCGAACAGGATTGCGACTCCGCCTTTCTCCTTAGTTCCGAGGATGATGATAACCTCCTCAAGGAAAAGATTCGCTTTCATGTCGCAAAGAACCGAGGCGGGCAAAATGAATTGGTAACCTATCTAATGTTTGAGAAATCCCTGGGCCGCTTTTCTCCCTACCAAGAACCAAGGTTGAATGATGATTTGGATGTTTACTGACTACAAAAGATTACAGAATAGTACTTTAAGCGTCCATAGAGTACGCTAAAAATACGCTTTAATCGCTCACGAGGGTAAAGACTCATGTTTGCGACTAAAACGCTTTTTAATGGGGGTACGGGGTTGAAGGGTTAAGTTCTCCCCTTTCTCTTATTCCACCACTCAATCACCCTGGGCGCGAAACGCATGGCCACGAAGATGGCCAGCCCAAGCGCGAGACGCGGGATCATGTCGTTGTCAGTTTGTTTCGCCATTGTGATAAATTCCGTTAAGTTCTCTCAGATATTCGTACTTAAACTTTTCAGTTTCCAAATGTCGCTTTTCCGCTTTATCGATTTCCTCGCTGGAATATCCATCCTTCATAAGTTTCTCGCGGTCATGCTTCATCGCTATGCGGATGACTAAATCAAGGGCGCGTTTCTCTTCGCTCATATCGTTGTCAGTTTTGCTCATGGCTTTTCTGCTCCTTGTAGTGTTCAGCAATCTTTGCCCGCATTAATTTGTCTATGGCTTCCATCGCGGATTCGGGTCCGGCACATTTGAACCAAAAGTCTAGGCACATGTCCATGAATAGCACGCCAAGGGCGGCTTCTAGTTCCGCGTTTCTCTCCACCCAATCGACTAACTCCAGGGCGGCTTCGTTGTATTTCTCTTCGCTCATTATCGTATCTCCTTGTTTATACATTTATCAAAAGCGCGTTGTGCTGGTTTACTGATGCACTTTACATGCACCGCGTTTCTTTCCCATTCTCCCGTCCTGTAGTTTTGGTCCATGTCACAAGGATAGAAGTTTTCGCAATCGTGAAAATCTATTGAGCCAAGTGAATCAACATGATCAAGCGCTTCACGCAAAGTGCATTTCTCCCCCTCGAAAACAAAGCCATCCTCTATCTCCTCGCCTTCTTGGGTGTACTTCTCAAATGTTTTTGAAACTATATACAACCTCATCCTTCACCCCCCTCTACCTTGGCGAGGATCTCGCGGAGCTTGTCGCGTTCCAAGTCTGCGCCACTATCCCCGCTATTGATTAAGTAGGTAAGACATTTCTCGAATAGCTTGCATTGCTCCAATAGCTCCGGAGCCGCCGCGATCAATCGCGCGTTGGCCTTAAATCCTGTTTCTGCAATAACTTCATCGCCATGAAACTCAATTTGCTCTTGCGTCTCCCATGTGGATACTTTTGTGCCATGTGC